TTGTTAAGCACTGTTTAATGTGTTTATTCTTCTCCAGATATGTCTCTTTATCTGAAATGGACATCATGTCGTCCCAAACTTTTCCAGTCTTGGTATTTTCAAAGGTATATGTCGGCATTATGCTTGAGCCTTAAAAGGGTCCTTTGTTTCAAAATGTTGTTCAACAACATCAAGTTGGTCTTGGTATTCTGCAATGATTTTTAACTCTTTTTCAATTTCAGTTAATAAATCACCGTGTTCGCCAATGCCTGCTGGTCTCTCTAACAATATTTCTACGTTAATCTTGTGTTTGTCAATGTGACCTTGAGCATGTGATTTCACTGCTTCTAATGTCTTGTCTCTATTATACGCCATGTTTTTGGTCTCCTTCATTATAATATTCTTTGATACTATTTATTATGTAATCCTGATGGTGTTCAGGAAGATTATGATAACATGGTAAACTTAATACCATGTCACTTACGTTCTCAGTTTTAGGACAACTATGCCACAACTTATCATAACTTTTGAAAGTAGGTTTAGCATAATGTATTCTAGTCTCAATACCTCTACTAGATAAAAACTTTCTGAGATTATCTCTATCTTCTACCATAATGACATAAACATAATACGTATGTTTAGACCAAGGTGTTTCTTTAGGTACAACTACAATATCTTTTAAGGCGTCTGTGTATCTATGAGCAACTTCTCGTTTCTCTTCAATCCAACTATCTACCTTTTTTAATTTCTTTTCTAATACGGCCGTTTGTAAGTTATCAATTCTACCATTATAACCTACTATGCCTTGCCATGTACAACCATTCTCGCCACGACCATGGTTTCTTAAAATCTTTACCATGTTTACATATTTACTTTTACCAACTACAGCGCCTGCGTCACCAAAGGCACCTAAATTCTTGACTGGATTAAAACTAAAACATGTCAAATCTACTAAACTACCCACCTTTTTACCATTGTAATCTGAACCAAAACTATGAGCTGCGTCTTCAATAACTTTTAATTGAAACCTTTTAGCAAAACTTAATATGTGTTTTATATCTGGTGTTTGACCATACATATCTACAAATAAGATTGCTTTCATCTTATCAGTATTCTTCATCTTTGTAACGTCCATGTGATAGAATTCATCTATATCTACATAAACTGGTTTTGCACCAACAGATAATATTGCCTCTGTAGTAGCAATAAATGTGGCACCAACTGTTAACACTTCGTCACCTGCACCAACACCAACTGCCTTTAAGGCACAAGTCAATGCCATAGAACCACTATTAACTGAAGCACAGGCCTCTGCTTTACAGTATTCTGCTATTCTCTTTTCAAACTTCTCTGTAGTTTTACCTGTTAAGAAATCTGTTTCATTAATAACTCTACTGATACCATAATCTATTTCTGATTTACATTCTTCATATTGAGAATACAAATCTGTAAATGGTATTTTAGTCTCTGCCTGTAAGATAGTCATAATATTTTTTTAGTCCTTCTTCAAATGTATGTTCGGGTTGCCATTTAAGATACAACTTCGCCTTACTAATATCAAGTGTACCTCTCATAGGATATAATTTATGTGCGCCAATATCTTCTACTTCTGATTCACTGCCTGTTAAAAACAAAACGTGGTCTGCAAGTTCTCTTAAACTATGTGCATGACCATTTGTTATATTAAAACTTTGGTTTTTAACATGTGATTCTAAAGCACACTTTTTTAAACCTCTAACTACGTCATCTTTATATGTAAAGTCAACCTTGTTATTACCATTGTGTAAAGTAATCTTTTCATTCTTCATTGCTTTGGCAAAGAATTTAGGTATCACTCTATCTGGTAAGTCACCTTTACCATAGACACCACTTGGTCTGACAATAATATAATCCATATTGTTTTTCTTACAGAAGAGTTTTGTTAATCTCTCGCCCATAAGTTTTGCCTCACCATATAAGTTTGTTGGTTTTGTATCAGCGTGTTCTTCAACACCGTCTTTGAAATCACCATACACCATACTACTACTGACATAAACAAATCTTTTAGTCTGAAATTTATCAGCATTATACAATAAGTTAGTTGTGCCTGAAACTAGTTTTGGTATACCTAAAACCGGATTGTCGTCAACAATCTGTGCTCTTGGATAGGCAGCTAAATGAACAACTACGTCTGGTTGAAATGTAAAGGCACGTAAACAATCTCTTTGGTTTATTATATCGCCCTCAACAATTGAAATTCGTTCTAGTTTCCAATTACGTGTACGATAACTGTACATCTTTTTCTTGGCACCACCGTCAATTGTACCATAGGTATCTTTATTATCTAAAACGATAACCTCATGGTTCTTTGACAACTCTTCTACAAGCCTAGAACCAATAAAACCAAAACCACCTGTTACAAGTATCTTTTTCAAATCTCACCTTTCATAATCTTTATTTGTTCATTCTTAAAATCTCTACGTTCTTTTCTATTGATGTATTCTGCACCACCTTTTTTGAGCATGTAATACTCTTTCTCTGTGATGATATGCCAACTGTCTGTTGTAATTAATTTTCTATTGAACCTATCAAATGACTCATCAATATAACGCCATCTGATTTTGTTTTCTGTTGGATGTTTTTCGTAAAATTTAGGCCGTACTTTCTTTTGCATGTTGTATTCCCTCACTGTACCATGTAGGCATTTTGCCTGGAGATTTCCATGAGGCAAAACTACGTTTGTGTTCAATGTAATATTTTCTGTAAGAACCTACAACGTCACCTGGTATTTTGCAATCATCTGGCATAGCAGGTGTTGGGTCTGTAGGTAGTTTGTTTAGTGATATATTTTTAGGTGGATACATCAATATCTCTTTTAGTAAAGTGATAGTTGAATGGTCTTTTACATGACCATAACGTAACTTGAATTGGTCGTTAAGAGCAATCATGTGTTTGTATAACCAGTGATAGTTGTAAGCATTTTCCATAACCCATAATGTACTAGGGTGTCCTGTGTGACACGCTTTGTACAATACATTATCCATGTTAGAATTAGGATGACGCCAACGTTTGATATTTCTACCTGTCTTGGTCTTGCCTGTGTATTGTGTGCCATCAATCATACGGTGTGCTGTTGATAACATCTGTGCTGATTCTACAATCATCTTAACTACATGTTTGTCAATAAGCATTGTAGCTGAAATGATTGGGTCTTTGTGTACGTAAAATATATTCATTAATGTGACGCCTTTCTAAAGTAATCCATTGCGTCATATTTTCTACAAAGTTTTTCTAGTACACCATACCAGAAGTTTTTAGACCAATCAGTAGTAGAAGACTTACAAGTGTTTTCTGCGTTTGTAATTCTACGTGCTTGGTCTGGTGTTAAGTGTGATGTTGAAGTCATACGTTTTATATCCTCGCTGTGTATCATTATGTTGGTATCCTATCATATTCCTACTCGGTTGGCAAGCTCTTTTCTTATGGTTTTGTTGATTGTTCATTCCAATCCATAATCTGGTCCATTTTTATACGTATTTCGTCAGGATCCAGACCTAGAGCCTTCATTTCTTTCTTACCCATTGTACCAAAAAACTTCTCATAATCTCTATTTTTTAGGTCTCTGGCGCCTAGTTTTTTAAAAAAATCTCTATAAATTTTTTGTTCACGTTTGAGATTGGCCGCTCTAGTTTTTGCTGATAAAGTTTGTTTCTTCGTTTTCTTAATTTCGTTTTTAAGTTCGCCTTCAACGTCTTTCTTTTCTTCGGCGATTTTACTTTCTTTTTCATGTTTTCTAGTCCTCAATGAAATATTAGCTGCAATCAACAACAATACTGCCAATGGGTCAAATACGAATATCAATACTATTATTACCCACCTGACAGCCTTGTCAAAGTGGTCTTGTGCATTTTCACCATATATCAACTCTGCAATATATTTGATAGGTCCTACTTCAGCCTCTATCTTATCTTGTGCTAATTGTAATACACCTTTTTTGTCGGATAATTCTGTTATCTTATCACTAGCATTATTAATTGCAAGTGTTAAGGCGTCTCTTTCAGGTTTTTGTTTTTCTCTTTCTTTAAGACCTCTTGTGACATATTCCATGTCAACATATTTCTCTAATGCCTTGTCTAATAGAGTTAAAGTCTTTTGAGACCTGTATATAATTATATTCTGTTGTTTGATTTGATTATCTAACAACTCTATTTTAATATTGTTACTTGATTGTGGTTGTACTTGGTCAAGGTGTGCCTTTGATAAGAAACCAAAGATACCCATAGATGTGATAAAGACTAATACTATAACGGCAAATGTAAGATAGGCCTTTATAGTTTGTGGTACAAGTTTATTGTTCCAGTTATTATACAACCAAGAGGCGGCTACAAGTTTACCAACCTCTAATGCACTACCCATAGCAATAATGGGAAGCACTGCTCCTGCGAATAATGTGGCAAGTCCCATAATAGAATAACCAGCGGCTATTATAGATATAGAAATCGCACTAATGAAAGTTATGAATATTGTTAACATGGTTATATTTAGTTGTATTCTTTTTGTATCTTCCTGATAATAGACCTAACTTTACCAAAATAGTTTTTATCAGAGGCATAAGCATCCAATGTTTCAAAT